ACTATTGTTTATTATTACTATAAAGGTTTAAATTCAGATAGTGAAGAAACTATTAAATCATTTAATTATAATATGTCACCAACTACATATGCTAAAATGGGAAGTCCTGCAGGTTGGGTAGCAAAATCAATTTATGATTATGAAAATGAAATCAATGAATCAAAAAGAGAAATTAAAGTGCTCAAACCTGTTTATATACCATTTTTAAAACAGCAAATAAAAGATTTGTTTAATGCCTGATACCATTGATCGTCATTATGATAGAAAACCTCAATTTGTAGAAATTGTAGACGTTACTATTGAAAAGTTTAACAAGAATGATAAAATGTCTCTCATGCCTCAATTTTTTGAGATAGACATTTATCAATCTATATTTGAACCTTTTATCAAGGCAGAACTTTTAATTCACGATCATATTGGTATGTTTGTTAATTACCCTTTCACAGGTGAAGAATTAATTACAGTTTCATATAAACAACAAAAATCATATAATTTAGAAGCACCTCATACAACTTTATATTTTATTATTAAGGGTGTTAGAGATGTGGTGTTTGATAATAGGGCCAGATCACTATCTTATGTTGTAGAATTGATAAGCCCACATTATTTACAAAACACACGTAAATATGTATCTCATGCTTATAATGCTAAAGTAGAAGATGCTGCTGAACAATTATTTTTAGAATATTTGGCAACTGATACACAAGCACAATATAACATTTATAAGCCTTTTGTAAAAGAAGAAACCTTAAAGGTTAGATCATTAGTTGTACCAAATATTAGACCTGCACAAGGTATTACCTGGTTAGCTAAACATGCAGTTTCTAAAGACTTAGATAATCATTTTTTGTATTTGTTTTATGAAGATATGGATCAATTTAATTTTGTTACAATTCAACAAAAAATTCAGGAAGCTTTAACACCTGAAATGAAAACTGAAATAATGACTAAAAAAAGATATGTTTATTATTCTGATGTTGAATTGCCAATTAAAGCACCTCTCACAGATCCTGATTCTGATAGAAGAATAATTTCAAATATTATTATGAATAAAAGATTTTCTTCTATTGAAAAAATTTCAGGTGGTTATTATCAAAATGAATTATTTGAAATTAGTTTGTTACAAAAATCTTATAATAGCAAATCTACTGAACATGCTGGTAATAAAGATAAACCTTATACATTAGAAAAATATCCTTTGAATACTCCTTCATATATCAATTATGTAAAAAATGAAAAGGTAAATTTATCTGAGTTTTCTAATAGAATAAGATATACTATTAACAACTATGATGATTTTAATGATGATCAGGGATTAACACAACCTGCTTATCGTAACAAATTTGGTAACACTGCAAAATATTTAAATGCATTAAATCAAATAGATTTAACTATTACAGTTCCTGCTAATATGGATTTAAAACCTGGTGAAATTATATACTGTGAAATACCAGAGATGCATGGGTTTACTAATGTTATTCAAGATATCTATCTTTCAGGTTTCTTTATAATAACAGAAATAAAACAAGTCTTAGTAATAGGCAACAAGGCTGCTACTTCTTTAAGAATACAAAAAGATGGATACATGAGTCAATTGCTAGAAACATCAGAATATGATACATCTGTCACATCACCAAAAGTAAGGAGCGGCGGTGCATGATATTAAATGATGACTTTTACGGAGATAGATTCAGATGGTTTGTTGGAACTGTACAAGATAAAGCAGATGATAGATCACGTGTACGCGTAAGAATATTTGGTATTCACAAAACAGAAGATTTTGAAAGAGTACCAAATGATATGTTGCCTTGGGCTATGGTGTTATATCCAACAACAGGTGGTCAGACATCCTATGGAACTGTGAGTCATGGATTGACTGAGGGTGCTTGGGTTGTTGGATTTTTTGTTGACGGTGAAGATAGTCAGCAACCTGTTATACTAGGAGTTATTAATGGAGGACCAGAATCTATTAACAATTCTTCAGTACCAACCGGATCACAAACAAGTGGTACAGGAGTTGTTCCCTCTAATCCAAATGAGGCTTATGGTGGGGATTTTGTAGGTCAACCTTCAACAACTCAATTAACCGGTGGAGATAATCCTAAAAAGGTGTATAATTATTTTTGGGAAAGAATTTCTAAAGAAGGGTCAGCATCTGGTGACAAGAAAGTTATGTGTGCGGCTCTTGTAGGAAACTTTCAAATTGAATCAGGTGACAGTATAAATCCACAAGCATTTAATCCAAATGATAGAGGTGAGGCTTCAATGGGCATTGCTCAATGGAGAGCTGGTAAATATGATAGAGCTACTCCATTTTTAAAATTTTGTGGAGTAAATGGTCAGGTCAGACCTCCTAATCTTCCTCCCTTAGAAAAGCAACTTGATTATGTCTGGCATGAATTTCATACAACAGAAAAAACCGCTTATGGTAAATTATTAGTATCAACTACAATACAAGATGCGGTAGCAGCTATGATATATTATGAAAGAGATGCTTCCTATAGAAAAATAAATGGTTATTGGACTGTAGATAGAAATTCTCCTTTTTATCTAAAGAAATTGAATAAAGCCAGAGCTGCACTTTCTTCATTATCATATACAGGTAATTCAGTATGAATAAAGTAGATGCAACAGCTGTATCATATTGTACAAATTTAACCTTTTCTTTTTCTAATACTGCAAGAGGAGAAAATGTAAATTTATATGATTATAGTTCATTTAGTTTTATAATAGATGTTAATGGTACAGTTTATCAAGGTTCACCAGCAAGTGAGACCAATGCAACTGTATGTATTATAGGAGGATTAAATAAATTTGTACATAGTAGAATAAACACTATTCATTCAAATTTTTATTTAACTGTGCAGCAAAAAATAACTCTATATAAAATTATGAAAGATTTAGCATCCTTTACAGATAGTGCAACCATTTCTTCTGATAATGATAAATTAGAACAAGCCCTAACAACCCTTTACTCAAATTATTGTGCATAATGTCAATAGATAAATTTACCTCAGATCCTGCAAGTGTAAAATCAGTTACTAATATTGAAGGCGATGGTGTTGGTAGAAGTGCTGGACCTCAAATTATTGGTTCGGGCAATCCTGCACCATACTATGAAGTATCAGTAAAAGATAAACCAGGTGCGGCTTCTGATAATACAATAACGCATACAGGCCCTGGTGCAGGATTAATGGGTGGTGTAGGTGAGGCAACTGATGTTCAGGGATTTGTTTCTGCTACAGGCAATAAAGTAGTAATTGATAATACATTTGGTGCAGATACAATCACACTTCAACATCATTCTGGTGCTACCATCATGATTGACTCTGATGGTTCTATTCATATGATTTCATCCAGCTCTAAGGGTGTTGGTATTGTTTCACCAAAAGGTGACATGACTTTGTTTGGTAAAGGTCATATGATTCTTAAAGGTGATGGAAAAATTACATTAGAAACAACTGGCGATTTAGATATTAACGTTGGTGGCAGTCTTAATATATCTGTTGGTGGTGATATGATCACAACTGTACATAATGGTTCAGTTGAAGAAGTAATTCAAAATGGTAGTAAGATAGTTGAAGTAGCCAAAGATACTAGCACTATGATAGCTGGTGATTATAGAATTACTTCCGCTGGTAAAATGAGAATACAAACTCCTAGATCATTGGAAATAGATGCTGCTCAAGATATCACAATTAGATCTGATAAATCTCTTGAAGTTGACGCACAAGAAAAAATTGGTATGTATGCAAAAGGTCAAATGAATATTTCAACAAAAGATGACCTTGCAATTACGGCTGATGGTACTATCAAACAATCCTCAACAAGTGCTGCCTCTATTCATTCTTCTTCAACAATAGATATATTGGCTTCAGCAAAAGTAAATATTAAAGGATCAACTACTGATATTCAGACTGGTGGATCACCTTCGGTTGATGATGCAGGTCCAGTTCAATTAGCACAATATCCTGATGCTAATACAATTATTGATTCTATTACCTCTGTTAGATTGGCACCAGACTTTCCACAAAATGCAGCTAGCCTATCTAATGAAGAATTTTCTTACTACAAGAATGAAGGTGGCAATCCTAATCCTCAAGCAGAAGCCTATGCAGCTGGAAATAAAGGATCTGGTGTTACCTATGAATCAAAAGATACTGGTATTACTGCTGAGGCTGTTGCAACTGGTATCTATGATAGACCAGCAGGTGTTGAAAGTAATAATGGTAAAGCTACACAAAACCCATTACCTGTGCCTACATCAGTCTATAATGCAAGTCAGAAAATTTCAAGATATATTACTGTCGGTGATATTAAAAATGCCAGAAGCATACCTGCCAGTGAACAATTACAGGTTCTAAAAGAAGCAATGAATGTTGCTTGGAATATCTTAGATCCGTTATATGAAAAATTTGGTTCAAGAATGTATATATCATCTTGGTATAGACAAAAATCAGCAAATCACGGTAAGGGTGGTGCAGTAGATGTAAGATGTAGTAA